TTTGGATACCCGTTTGTTTCCATATAATTCTTGATAATGCTTTTTAATAGCCCCCCAGTCGGGTTCTTCTGGCAAGGGATATTTCTCGGCAGATTCTTTTTGAGCTTGTCTTATATATTTTATTAAATCATTATCACAGTAAAAACTTCCCCCCACATATTGAGGAGCACCTTTAAGTGATTGTAAATTGTTGTTATTATTACAGATAAAACCTCCCCCCACATATTGAGGAGCACCTTCAAGTGATTGTAAATTGGTATTATCACAGTAAAAATTTTTCCCCACATATTGAGGTGCACCTTCAAGTGTTTCTAAATTGTTGTTAGAACAGTAAAAATCACCCTCCACATATTGAGGTACCCCTTCAAGTGTTTCTAAATTATTGTCATAACAGACAAAATCTCTCCCCACATATTGAGGAACCCCTTCAAGTGTTTGTAAATTGTTGTCATAACAATAAAAACCACCCCCCACATATTGAGGAGCCCCTTCAAGTGTTTCTAAATTGTTGTTATAACAGTCAAAATGCCCACCCACATATTGAGGTGCGCCCTCAAGTGATTGTAAATTGTTGTCAGAACAATTAAACGCACCCAATACTTTTACGTGTTTTAAATCAGGCAATTCGTCTAAATATAATTGGTTGAGATTTACACTTTCAATTTCATTTTTTTCATTTATATTATTATATATTTCTTGTATTGCTTTTTGTTGTTTCTTTAATTGCTTTTGCCAATCAATAGAATCTTCACTCACGATTTTATTTTTTAAAATTCTATATCCCTTACTTTTAAAATAATTGTATATATTAATTGGTAGCTTATTTATATTTTTAATATATTTAACTAATTTAAATTTTTCATTTTCTGGTAAAACATCAAACAATGCTAAAAATGATTGGTCTATTTCACTTAAATACCCATTTAAATATAAAAACTGCAATGGGTTATGTAATTCATTTGGTATTTTGTTTTCATCAAAGTGGTTATCATCATCATCTAGCAAATCATCATCTGAATCGTTCATGGCAATGATTTTATCAGACTCATTTTCTACTTCATTGGGATTAGTTAACCCCTTGAATATCCAATACTGCCTGTAGTTTGTATCATCTTGCTCGTAATCATTCCAATACTCAATATCTTTTGTACAATACGGGCAGGTAGATGTATAATTATTCCCATAAACCTTTTTAATAAAATCCAGAGTCCCGTCAAATGTCTTTGTCATCCATATGGTTATGCCGTCTTTATTGTATATCATTTTTTGGTTATCTGGGTCATATCGGTTTTCAACTGACTGTCTTTTTTCTTGGGTAGCATTCAACACAGCCTTTATATCCTTTTCAAATGACCCCAAATCTTTGTAATCAAGTATGTTTTTACTTCCTTTAAATTTGGGTGATTGCTTATACCTTTCATACCAAGTAACCAAATCAGTAAAATGACTGGTTAGTATTTTATCCCAGTCATTGCGTGGTTTATCCCTAACTATTTTAAGTATGAATTGAAAATATTTGTTAGGTCTGTCATATAAAGCCATACTTTCTTTTCCCTTGTTGCTAGGGTCTTTTAAAGAAAGATACTCCAAGTCTTCATCAGTTATATCTCGACCCTGTATGTAACTTTTAACTACATTCTCTGAAACCTTCTCTAAAATCAAAGATTCATATATCTGTTCTAGGTCTTTATCTCTGTAAGTGCTCATAAATAGGGTTTTTATCCATATCCATATATATTTACAAATTAATAGTATTTTTTACAATTCTTCTAGCTGAGAAAGCTAGGATGGCTTTAGCCGCCTAGATGAATCAGCTCTAATGTTCATATTAGTATATTAGCTTTTTTTCTTAAAAAAGCAAGAAAAATAAGCAGCATATCATAAATAATTATAGCCATAACGATAATGAAATCAATTAAGATCAAATTAAAACACTCTAATCCGATTAAGCTTAATAAGCTTCAATCTACACTCTCCATCCTTCAAGAACTAGCACCAATATATCTTCAAGATAAGCTAAACCAATTAAAAATTAAAAGCTTCCAGTCAGCTAAATCTAAAGAGGTTTATGCCAAGTATAGGGCAATTTATCCACAAATCAATTCAGGCATACTTCAAGCTTATCTAATTAATTTAGATAGAACAGTTAAAAGTTATATAGCTTGGTGCAAAAAGAAGCATAAATTAGTTGAATTTCCCAAGAACATTAAAGCTTTTATCCCACTTAGGAATGATATGTTTCATTTTGAGTATAATAAACAGAGCAAGAGCTTTGATGCTTGGTTTAAATTTCTCCGCACCTATTATCCTTTAAAGCTGTGCAAGTATCATCTTAAAGCACTAACTGGCCTTGAATCTATATCAGATAGCTCTATTATAGAGCATAAAGGTGAGTTATATCTAAGAATGGTCTTTAAAACTAAAGAAAAACAACTAAGCACTAATAATACTTTAGGTATCGATCTAGGCATAGCTAAGCCTATTGTCTGTTCCGATGGTAAGCAATTTGGCTCTGGAGCATTCATTAAGCATAAAAAGATCGAGTTCGGTAAGAAGCGAGCTAAGAATCAAAAGCTTAAAGCCATAATCACTTTAAAACAATCTAATTGGACAAACGATTTGAATCATAAACTCTCCAGGCAGCTGGTTGATTACTGTCTGCTTCAAAACATAGACGTTCTAGGTCTTGAAGTATTAAAGGGTAATCATCTAGCTAATAGGAGATTCAGAAGGTATAATTGGGCTTTTAAGGATCTATTAAACAAGATCCAATACAAGGCTCAGAATGCTGGACTGAAAGTCGTTGGTGTTGATCCGGTTTATACATCGCAAAGGTGTCATAAGTGTGGAGATATATCGAAAGATAACAGGCAGAGTCAGTCATTATATCGTTGTGGCAAATGCTTTAATACTGCTAATGCCGACATTAACGCAGCTAAAAACATTCAATATCTTACGGTGTTGAATGGGTCTCAATGTGAATCAGACCAGAGTAAAAGCTTTAAACTCGAAGCTAGTGTGGCTTTAGCCACCTAGTAGTTCACAATTTTCAGTAAATACTTTTATGAAGAGGACACTATTAACCCCATCACAACAAAATATAATTTTAGATTATTATCACAAAAAGACTCCCATACAAACAATAGAAGAGAAGACAGGAATCAGACGAGCAAGAATTCGTAAGTTTTTATATGATATCTTGGGGTTACCAAACATTGCCGAAAGGCGTATATGTATACGAAATATGCCAGATGCTGAGGGAATCAAAAAATTGGTAAACGATTATCGTGATGGATATACATTGACAGGCATCATGCAGAAGCATAAGTTATCTATAAATTCTGTTAAGAGTATACTGAAAGACAATGGTATAAATTATAGAAATCTTAGCTCATCCAAAAAGAAGAATTGGAAGAGAAAAAATAAAGATTGGATTAAAATTGTTTGGAAGGATTACAATAAAGGATTATCTGTTAGTAGTATAGCCAATAAACATAGTAGGTCATATAATGCAGTCAATGGTGTTCTTAAAGAGTATTATGGCGTAGTTCATCCAATACAATCCACAGAAGAAATTCGAGAACAATGGCCAACTGACGATATAATTAAACGTTATACTAAAGATTATTATTCGGTTATGGACTTAGTTGAATACATTAAGTCGTTAGGATTTTCAGCTAGTCGTGAATCTGTCATTAAGTTTCTGAAGGACCAAAGAGTTTTTATGGACGACAGACGATATAATAAACTAATTAATACACTACAAGACAAATACACGGATTGGAAAGAGTATTGTCTTAAATGCAGGTCCATAACTGAATCAAACTATCGTCGATACAAAAAAATGATTAATCCGCAAGACTTGCCGAGATCATCTAATGATTATCAGGTAGATCATTTATTTTCAGTACACGAAGGATTTATGAACCAAATTTCTCCAAGAATTATATCTTCTCCTGTTAATTTGGCTATGACTTCGTCAGAATTGAACAAAAAGAAATGGATTAGGTGTTCTATCAACAAGGAGGAATTGCTTGATAGATATCACAATTTCCTTTCCACGCCCCCTAAATAATTATATGAATTTTAATGAATTACACAACATTTCATCTTCTATATTACATGAGGGTGCAGACGTAATAAGTGTAGACGGTGAAACTTATTATTATTATGAAATAGGTGTGCCGTTTATAATATGTAAAGGCCCTGGTTTGCCGTTTTTATTTTTTATTGATAAACCGATGGAACATCTTGGATTAGTAGATGATTATGTATTTACAAATCGATCTAACAAAGTAACTTGCATTGATCACGAAGGTGTTGGACGCCTTACAGGTGATCAAATTAAAACTATAAAATCTCATGGAGAAAAAAATTTATTATTTGGTCGGCTTTGGAATATAAAAGGAAAGGGATATTTATCATTTTGGGAACCATCTGAAGAAATAGCTCCATATATTGATCTTGTTATAGAATTTATTGAAGAAATGGGGTTTACTGCAGACAACTGTAAATGGGACTTTGTATCTTTAGATGAATACTTAGGTCATGAGAGTTCGGAAGAAGAACGCAAAGTTTTAGCAAATAAAAGGGCATTACATATACAGGCGGGAATGAAACGCGCTTTAGGCAAAACATATTCTGGTGGTAGTAGTAAACAAGGTGATATTGCGCATAAAACAGGTAAAGATTTTTATGCCAAATATAAAAAATTTGTTGATCCTTATGGACTAAAAGAATCATTAATAACAGAAGATCCTGATGCTATTGTAATTGATTCACACCCGGATGTACTTAGATTAGGGTTTACAGAATATAACGCCCATTCCTTTATAGGGGTGGAAAAAAACGGATCAAAGGTCATTATTTATAACATAAAAAACAGTGATACAAGAAATTCACATACTGAATTATTAGGACAAGTAGCAAGAATTTGTTATTTATTTAAAAAATATAAAGACGGTTCTTTATATGAATTAAAAGATCGTCTTAAAAAAGAAGATATTGGTGTTGTATTTGAAGATGATACATCCGATATTGGTGCTGAACAATTATATCGTCTTTTAACAAAATATCGTAACACACGCAACATAAAGGAAATTTTTGGTAGAATATGGAAAATGCCAAATGAGACATATGGTGCTGTTTGGAATCCTAAAAGATTTGCAAGATATTATAATGTAATTATTAAAATGTTAGAAGAAATGAATATAGATCCTGAAAATTGTGTATGGGAAGTCAAACAAGGTTCTGTTTCAAAAAAAATCCCAAGCGAATTTGTAAAAACATCGGATTATTTAAAATTGTCATCTAAAACAAGCATAGAACATCAACGGGAATTAGATGCAAAACGAGCATTACATTTACAACCTGGAATGAAACGTGCTTTAGGATCGATTGGTTCAAGTGGAGTCGGCAGCAGTAAACAGGAGGAAATAGCAAAAATAGCGGGTTTCCCTACATTTTCTGCATATAAACAAAGTTTTATCAAATCAGAAAGCCATGAGAAAACCATATAAACAAGGCATATTTAATCCATTAAATCCTCAAAAATATAAAGGTGCTTATCCTATCATATATAGAAGCGGATTAGAAATGAAAGCCATGCGCTGGTTGGATTCAAATAATAGAGTTTTAGAATGGGGATCAGAAAGTATAGTCATTTCATATCAAAAACCCAATATTCGTACAGGTAAATTAACTAAACACCGTTATTACCCAGATTTTAATGTTGTATTTAAAACGGATAAAGGTATTCAAAATTATATAATTGAAGTAAAACCCCATAAACAAACAATACCACCACAATCACATGGTAATAAAAAAGCAAGTACTATATTATATGAACAAAATGCGTGGGTTACAAATACATGCAAATGGGCCCATGCTAAAGATTGGTGTGCAAAAAATAACTATAAATTTCTAATTATTACCGAAAAAGATTTAAGTAATGTCTAGAAACAAATACACCGTAGAGTTTAGAAAAGGCGTTTTAAATTATGCAGAAAAGTTTGGATTCACCTCAACTCTTAAGAAATTTAACATTACTGGAACAATGCTGTGTACATGGAAGAAAAACTGTGGAGAATCACAAAGGACACCTATTAGTGATAAGCATAAACAAGAAGTAATTAAAAGATGTAAGGAAAGATATTATAAAAACCGTAAGAAACGAGGTAAAGCTAAAGAGTACTATTTATTAAACAAGGAAAGAATAAAGAAGTATAACCAAGAATGGTATCTTAAAAGCAAGAACAATATATTGCTCAAACGACAGAATTATTATAGACAAAATAAAGACAAAATAATAGAACAACACAAAGATTATGTTTCACAAAAGTATAAATCAGATCCAATATTTGCTATAACCATGAGATGTCGAGCACGTTTATATCAATTGTTAAAAAACGGCAAACAAGACAAAACTTTTGACTTAATTGGGTGTACACCAAATCAAATAAAGGAACATTTAGAATCCCAATTTGTCAACGGAATGTCTTGGGAAAATAGACACAAATGGCATATAGATCATATCAAGCCTTGTTGTAGTTTTAACTTAACAGATCCTCAAGAACAACGAAAATGTTTTCATTATACTAATTTACAACCACTTTGGGCGAAAGATAACTATAAAAAGCATACAAAGATGGGTAAATAATTAAAGAAATCGGAGTGATTATGAACAGTCCATTAAAATTATTAATTGAACAGCCAACTTATGAATTGGATGTTATTCAAGAGGAAAAAAATAGAAACGAACCTCGCGAATTATTTATTCGCGGCCCATATCTTATGGCCGAAAAAAAGAATAAGAACGGAAGAATATATAGTCTTAACGAAATGACCAAAGAGGTAGATCGTTATACCCGAGAAATGATTGATACAAAAAGAAGTATTGGCGAATTGAATCACCCCACAAGTGTAGAAGTTAACCCGGAAAGAGCATGTCATTTAATTACTAATTTAAAACAAGATGGTAATATGTTTATTGGTGAAAGTAAGATTTTAAGTAATCCAATTGGCCAAGTTGTTCGAAGTTTATTAATGGACGGGGTGAAATTAGGAATTAGCAGTCGAGCTTTAGGCAAGTTAGATGAAAGAGGCGGGGTCAATCAAGTTAGTGATTTCCATTTAATTACAACGGATGTGGTTCATGATCCATCTGTACAGGATGCATATGTTAGTTCTATATTGGAATCTAAGCAATGGATTTTAAAATGTGATGGTTCTATTTGCGAATGGGTAGAAGAAAAACATAGAAATTTAGAACAAAATTGCTCGAAATTACCCAAACGTGATAAAGAATCATATTTGTTAGAACAGGTATTGTCATTTATTAATTCATTAAAAACGATGTAAAAAATGAATAAAATTTATATAAAAAGGGTAAATAATATCAAAATAATGGAGTATCTGTATGAAGGATAGGAAGTTTTTAGTAGAATTTATTAGAAATTTGAGTGAACGTGATTATTCCAAAGCACATAATTCACTACAAATGGCTATCAATGAAAAGGTTAAAAATCGTATTAAGAAGAACCTGAAAAATATGGAGCGAACCGTTTCATGTTAGTTAAATAGTTTAGGAGATATTATGAACATAAATGAAGTTTTAAAAAATATTGGTAGTGGGGGAGAACTTACAGTCGAATCCCAACAAGCTATTGTTGAAGCTTTCGAACAAGCTGTAAATGCAAAAGTAAATGAACGGGTTGAATTGGAAGTGACAAATGCTCTTCAACAGTTAGATGAAGATCACGCTCAAAAATTAACAAACCTATTGGAAACTATTGATAAAGATCATTCACAAAAGTTGATTAATGTTGTTAAGAAAATTGATGAAGATCATGCAGAGAAGCTTCGTACAGTTATTCGTAGATATAATACTATTATTCAAGAAGAAGCTGTCAAGTTTAGAGAAACTTTTACAGATGAAATTAGTAATTATTTAGAGCTGTATTTAGATAAGGTTGTCCCTGCACGTCAAATTGCCGAAGCAACAGAAAATACGCAAGCTCGTAGAATGTTAGAGCAAATTAAGAAAATTGTTGCTGTCGATAAGGCATTTATTAACGAAAATGTTCGTGAAGCTTTGAAAGACGGTAAAGATACAATAGATAGTCTTCGTGCTGAATTGAATAAGGTCATTAAAGAAAATGTAGAAATCAATAAGAAATTCAATACAGCCCATACCGCATTAATTTTGGAAAAGAATACAAGTTCTTTCCCAACTGAGAAACGTAACTTTATAATGAGGGTCTTAAAGGATAAGAACCCTGAATATGTGAAGGAAAACTTCAATTATGTAGTTGAGATGTATAATCGTGAAGAGAACGATAATCGTCAAGTCATTAGAGAGCAAGCGCAACAAGCTGCCGTTAGTAATCAAGTTGCCACTCCTAGATTAGTTCTTGAATCAATTAGCGACAATGCAACATCTGATGGGTCATATGATCCAGTGAACGGTTATTTAGAAGCCTTGGGTCGCGTCGACCTAGGTTCAAGAAAATAAATTTAAAAAAGAAGGAAAATAAAATATGAGTAGAGTAATAAAAGGTAGTCCGGCTTATATTGATCAAGATCGTGCATCCGCTTTGTTAGAGAAGTGGGATCCTATTTTGAGTTATGAGTCGAAAAACGTTAATGCAATTGAAGATGAGCAATCTCGTCTTAACACTGCAATCTTGCTAGAAAACCAAGAAAGATGGTGCCTTCGTGAAGCCAATATGGCTGGTAATGGTGGCGTCTTCGGTCCTTCATTGGCAGGTGCGCCTGGTCAGGGTGGCGCAGTTCCTGGTGGATCAGATTTTTACGCTGGCGGCGATGCCCGTTTGCCTAAAGTTCTTATCCCCATGATTCGCCGTA